CACGTTGGGATAGTGATAAAGGTGGTTACGTTTATGGTAACGACGAGGAAGCTACTACATCAATCGGAGGATCAAAAGCACCTTACGTTGATACACAGGCTGATCAAGAACCAGATGGTGATTTACCATTTTAATTTATAACGGGTGGGAATAAACTCCCACCCTTAATTTTTTATATGACATTTAAAGAAGAAATCGAATTACAACTAAGAGACAATAGAATATTGTCTTATGAGTTATTGAGTGAATTAGAAAACAAGAATTACTTTTCAGGTAGAGGTAAACAAATTGGTGATACAATCTTATTCGGTATGTTGAAAGGTGAAACTGAGGAAGGAGAAACATATTTTACTTTAGTAACATTCCACAAAGAAGAGATTGGTGCACTATATGAAGAAGATGATTCATTCTATATCACACTAAAAGAAAGTAGATTACCAAACATTAAAAGAATAGAAAATGGCGGGAATTAAGAAAAAAGAAAGTGGAGGATTTAAAGATAAGTTCTCAACTAAAACAAAATATAAAGACACTAGCTACTACTTTTGTGGAGATGCTTTCTTAAGTGCTAGTGGATTACCAGGTCCTGTTATGGGTGGTATTAATATGTTCTTAGGACATAGTAATAGTTCCAAGACAACTGCGATGATATTAGCCGCTGCTGACGCTCAGAAGAAGGGACACTTACCTGTCTTTATCATTACTGAAAAGAAATGGAGTTGGGAACATGCTGTTGAGTTAGGTTTGGATGCAAAGAAGAACTCCGACGGAGAGTGGGACGGTGACTTCATCTTCAATGATGGGTTTGATTATATCGAACAAGTTACCGATTTCATTAATGAAGTATTGGATGCTCAAGAGAAAGGAGAGATTCAACAATCAATTTTATTCCTTTGGGATTCAGTAGGTTCAATTCCTTGTAAGATGACCTTCGATGGTAAGGGTGGTAAACAACATAATGCGGCAACACTTGCTGACAAGATTGGTATGGGAGTTCACTCAAGAATTTCTAAATCAAAGAAAGAAGATTATGCTTACTATAACACTTTGGTTGTTGTAAATCAGCCATGGGTGGCTCTTCCTGACAATCCATTTGGACAACCGACAATTAAGGCGAAAGGTGGTGAGGCTTTATGGTTAGCGTCTTCATTAGTGTTCTTATTTGGTAACCAAGCAAGTGCTGGTATTAACCACATCACAGCAACTAAGAATAGTAGAACTGTAAGATACGCAATCAGAACTAAGATTTCAATCTTGAAGAACCACGTAAATGGTTTAGGATACAATGACGGTAAGTTAATTGCTGTACCTCAAGGATATATCGAAGATACTAAAGAAGCGTTAGAAGCTTATAAGAAAGAGTATTCTCAATATTGGAATGGTATCTTATCAGGAACTGGTGAGATTACCTTGGAAGAAACCACTGATGATATTAGTGAGTAATATATTTGTTAACGTTTAAATAAGACATGTGTCTAAAACTTTATTGGTGGATGGTGATAACCTTTTCAAAATTGGTTTTCACGGGGCTAAGGATCTCTTTAACGACGGTTCACATGTGGGTGGGGTGTATCACTTCATAAACACATTGCGTCGATTTTTGGAGGAGTATAACTTAGACAAGGTGGTTGTCTTTTGGGATGGGGAATCGAACTCATCTGCCCGAAAATTAATTTATCCTCAGTATAAGGCAAATCGTAGATTCAGTATGGATGAGTCTAAATACGAATCTTATTCAGAACAAAAGAATAGAGTTAAACAATATCTCGAAGAGGTATTTGTTAGACAGGTTGAAATAGACAATAATGAGGCGGATGATTTAATTGCTTATTATTGTGGAATGGCGAACGATGAAACAATAATCATATTTTCATCGGATAAAGATTTAACACAACTGATATCCCCCAATGTATCGATATATTCACCGATACATAAATCAATCTACAAGTTTGGGGATAAGATCAAGTTTAAAGATATTGAAGTCCCGCACCAAAATGTACTTGTCTGTAAAGTATTCATGGGTGATAAGTCAGATAATATTGATGGAATACAATCACTTGGTGAAAAAACATTTGTAAAATTCTTTCCTTTGGTGCAGGAAAAATCCTGCACTATCGAGGAAATAATGGATATTGCTCGAAATATCCCGCAGGAAAAACCTATAAAAGTATTATCAAATATTTTGACTGGTAAAACAAAAAGCGGTATACTTGGAGAACAATACTACCAAATAAACCAAACGATAGTAGACCTTAGTAAACCACTCATAACTGATGAAGGAAAAGAGTTGGTTGAAACTATCTACCGTGAAACTTTGGATCCCACAGACCGAGGTTATAAGAACTTAATGAAGTACATGATGGAGGATGGGTTATTCAAGTACTTACCTAAGAATGATGAAGCTTGGGTAAATTTTTTGAAACCGTTTATGAAACTTACAAGAAAAGAAAAAAGAAAAATTAAAAACTAAATCAAATGAGAGATCAAGATCAAGTAAAGATGGAATTTTTGTTAACACTCAATGAAAACATTGTTGTTCAAAGATTCTTCAACGTCAGAGGATATAATCCTAAGGCGAGAGTATCTACGGATTTGTATGAGTACATGTATACTGTAAAAGAGGTACTCCACAATTATCTAAGGATGAAAACTGTTGTTTACATGTTGGACAACAAAGATGCAATTGCGTATGATGCAAATGTAATGAACACGTCATTTACTGACGGACCTGAGAATTTTCACCTTTATGTGAAGATTGGAGATGAGACAATTTGTCATAGAATTTTTGACGGAAAATTATATCCACCAAAAGTTCGTTATACAGTGGACGTAAGACCATATTTGAAAGATATCCTTTCAAATCTAACTGACATTTTTTCAAAATACGATTTAAATCACGAATATTGTGGAATCGAGTTGGTGTAACAACTATTTATAAATTCAAGGGGGAACAGAGATATTATGCAGAAAAATTTTGACTATTTAGGAAATACATTCCAGGTTCAATTGTTAAACCAAATTATTGTAGATAAAGAGTTTTCAACCACCATCATGGATGTTTTGGAAACTTCATATTTTGACAACAAGTATTTTAAGATCATCGCTCAGATGACTAAAGAATACTATCAAAAATACCAAGCTACACCAACGTTTGATACACTTGAGCAAATAGCAAAGTCTGAAATATCACAGGAGTTGGTAGTTAAGATTGTGTTAGACACTCTTAAACAAATTAAAGATGCTCCGTTCGACGGAAGTGTCTTTGTTCAAGAGAAGGCCTTAAAGTTCTGTAAACAACAAGAACTTCAAAAGGCAATGACAAAAGCCCAAAAAATTATTGATGAAGGTGATTTTGAATCTTATGACAAAGTTGAAGAACTTGTTAGAGAGGCGATTCAAGTTGGGGAAAGAGACCTTGGGACGGGTGATGTATTTGCCAACTTGGAAGTTGTATTAGATGATGACTTTAGATCCCCAATACCTATTGGTATTAAGGGAATTGATAATCTACTTAAGGGTGGGTTAGCTAAAGGTGAGATTGGAGTTATATTAGCACCAACAGGTGTTGGTAAAACTACCATCTTAAGTAAGATTGCTAATACTGCATTTAACATGGGATTCAATGTACTTCAAATATTTTTTGAAGACAATCCAAAGATCATTCAAAGAAAACACTTCACAATGTGGACGGGAATTGAACCAGATAATTTGGTTTTACACAAAGAAAAAGTCTTTGAAAAAATTCACGAAATTCAAAATTCAATGAAGAATAAGTTAGTTCTAAAAAAATTACCTTCTGATTCATTAACGATGTTACAAATCAAAAATCAATTAAGAAAAATGATTGCTGATGGTAATAAGTTAGACTTAGTTGTTTTGGATTACATTGATTGCGTAATGCCCGAAAAGGCATATGGCGATGAATGGAAGAGTGAAGGATCGGTCATGAGACATTTTGAAGCCATGTGTCATGAACTTGGACTTGTCGGATGGACAGCCACACAAGGTAATAGATCTTCAATCTCATCTGAGGTTGTGACTACAGACCAAATGGGTGGATCAATCAAGAAAGCACAAGTTGGACACGTAATCATCTCCGTGGCAAAAACACTACAACAGAAGGAATTAAATTTGGCAACCATTGCAATTACTAAATCAAGAATTGGTAAAGATGGTGTTGTATTTGAGAACTGTAAGTTCAATAACGAACTATTGGAAATTGATACTGAGTCTTCTGTAACCTTCTTAGGGTTCGAAGGACAACAGGAACAAAAGAAGAGTGATAGAGTTAAAGAACTCCTTGAAAAAAGAAAACAAAGAGAACAAGGTAAGACGATTTAAATATCTCCTACTTTGGAAAAAAACTTTAAAAAAACAACGAATTTTTTATTAAAAATTGGGACTAATGGTAGTATGGTTTATATTTATCATTTAAAATCCCCGATTTTTTAATAAATTTCATTTTAAAACAAATTAGAAAAAAACATGGACATTTCAAATCGAATCCTATCGGACATTACAGTGTATATGAAATACGCAAAGTATATTCCAGAATTGAAAAGAAGAGAGACTTGGCAAGAGCTAGTAACAAGAAACATGGAGATGCACATCAAAACGTATCCCCAATTAGAAAAAGAAATCCGTGAGAACTACATGTATGTTTACAAGAAACAAGTTCTCCCATCAATGAGATCAATGCAATTCGCAGGAAAACCAATTGAGATATCACCCAACAGAATTTACAACTGTGCATTTGCACCTGTTGATGATTGGAGAGTATTCTCAGAAATCATGTTCCTTTTATTAGGTGGAACAGGTGTTGGTTATTCAGTACAAAAACATCACGTTGAAGTATTACCTGAAATCAGAAAACCAAACAAAGAGAGAGGAAGAAGATGGTTAGTTGCTGATTCTATTGAAGGATGGGCAGATGCCGTTAAAGTATTGGTTAAGTCTTATTTCTTTGGTGGTTCAAAAATCGAATTTGATTTTTCGGACATCAGACCAAAAGGGGCTAGATTAGTTACATCGGGTGGTAAAGCACCTGGTCCTCAACCATTAAAAGAATGTCTTATCAAATTAGAGGGTATTCTTGATTCGAAAGAAGATGGTCAAAAATTGAGACCAATTGAAGTTCATGATATGGTTTGTCATATTGCAGATGCGGTATTGGCAGGTGGTATCAGAAGAGCGGCACTTATCTCATTGTTCTCTGCATCTGATGATGAAATGATCAGTTGTAAGAGTGGGGCTTGGTGGGAAACAAATCCACAAAGAGGTAGAGCTAATAACTCGGTTAGTTTAATGAGACATAAAGTTAATAAAGATTACTTTATGGACTTATGGAAGAGAATCGAGGCAAGTGGAGCAGGTGAACCTGGTATCTACTTATCAAACGATAAAGATTGGGGAACTAATCCTTGTTGTGAGATTGCTCTTAGACCATTCCAATTCTGTAACCTTACAGAGGTGAATGTATCGAATGTGGTATCACAAGAAGACTACGAGGCAAGAGTAAAGGCTGCATCATTCATTGGTACTCTTCAAGCGGGATATACTAACTTCCACTACTTGAGACCAATATGGCAAAGAACTACTGAGAAAGATGCGTTAGTTGGAATATCAATGACAGGTATCGGATCAGGAGCAGTTTTAAAGTTAGATATGAAAGCAGCTGCAAAAGTTGTTAAAGAAGAAAACAAAAGAACTGCTGAGTTATTGAAGATCAATCCAGCGGCAAGAACAACAACAGTAAAACCTGCAGGAACAACATCATTAACTTTAGGTACATCATCAGGGATACATGCTTGGCATAATGAGTATTATATTAGAAGAGTAAGAGTTGGTAAAAACGAATCAATTTATTCTCATCTAAAACAAAATCATCCTGAACTTGTTGAAGATGAATATTTCAGACCACATGATACTGCGGTTATTGGAATTCCACAAAAAGCACCTGAAGGATCAATTCTAAGAAATGAATCACCAATCCAATTATTGGAGAGAGTGAAGAAGGTTCAACAAGAATGGATTAAACCAGGTCACAGAAGTGGATCAAATGCTCACAATGTATCTGCAACCATTTCAATCAGAGAGCACGAGTGGCCAGCGGTTGGTGAATGGATGTGGGAGAACAGAGAATATTACAATGGACTTTCAGTATTACCATACGATGGAGGTACATATATTCAAGCACCGTTTGAAGATTGTACTGAAGAAAAATATGATGAGTTGATGGAAACATTAAAAGATGTTGATTTATCTAAAATTGTTGAAGTTGATGATAACACAGACCTATCAGGCGAAGTTGCTTGTGCGGGAGGTGCATGTGAAGTTGTGATGGCATAATGGAACACGATAAATTAGTACAGAACATTGTAACTGGAATGTATGACTCGATCAAAGGAAACAGATAATACAGTAAGGGAGAAGCCAAAACTTCTCCCTTCTGATTTTTATATTGAGAACGGATTTAAAGTGATGACTGAAGAATATCATATCAAACGAGGATATTGTTGTGGTAATGGTTGTAGACATTGTCCTTTCACTCCAAAAGCGATTAAAGGTAATAGGACTTTAATTGAAAAATAAAGCAAGTATATTTATACTATATGGGAGACGGAACTACATATGGTATAAATTTTCCTTTCAGAGATTCTGTTCGTGGTGACTACTTGGATTTAACCAACACTGCGGGACAAGAAATCAGAGCGGATCTTATTAACTTACTTCTTACTAGAAAAGGTTCTAGATATTTTTTACCTGATTTTGGTACAAGACTCTATGAGTATCTTTTTGAACCATTTGATGGTTTAACTTTTGATGCGATTGAATCTGATATCAGATCTTCAGTTGAAAAATATATTCCAAATTTATTAATTAATAGATTAACAGTAGAACCTTTGAATCCAGAAGAGGAGGCGGACGACAACGCTTTTACCTCAAACACACCAACATCACCTGTTTATAGATACCCTGGAAAGGGAACCGCAGAATATACTGCAAAAATAAAAATAGAATATTCTGTCCAAGACAGTGCATTTGCAACAAGTGATTTTGTAATTATCAATATTTAAGATAGATGGCTAATCGTAAGATATCATATACAACCAGAGACTTTGAAGGAATAAGATCAGAACTTATACAATACGTTCGTACTTACTATCCTGAATTAATTCAAAACTTTAATGACGCTTCGGTGTTTTCTGTGTTTTTGGATTTAAACGCTGCTGTTGCAGATAACTTACATTATCATATTGATAGAAGTATCCAAGAGACAGTTCTTCAATATGCACAACAAAGATCTTCAATTTACAACATTGCAAGAACTTACGGATTAAAGTTACCAGGTCAAAGACCTTCAGTTGCTTTAGTTGATTTTTCAATAACAGTACCTGCGTTTGGTGATAAAGAAGATGAAAGATATTTGGGTCAACTAAGAAGAGGTTCACAAGTTTTAGGTGCTGGTCAAGTTTTTGAAAACGTAGAAGATATTGATTTTGCATCTCCGTATAATTCCCAAGGATTTCCTAATAGACTTAAGATACCAAACTTTGATAGTAGTAATAGATTGGTAAACTATACTATAACTAAAAGAGAAGTTGTTGTTAATGGTATAACTAAAGTATTCAAAAGAGTAATTACTCCTGGTGACGTGAGACCATTCTTAGAGGTTTTTTTACCTGAGAAGAATGTATTAGGTGTTACTAGTGTTCTTTTAAAGGATGGCACAAGTTACACAACAGTACCAACAGTTAATGAATTTTTAGGATTACAAAACAAATGGTATGAGGTTGATGCTTTAGCTGAAGATAGAATCTTTATTGAAGACCCAACAAAAGTATCTGACCAACCAGGAATTAAGGTGGGACGTTACATTCAAACACAAGATAAGTTTATAACTGAATATACACCTGAAGGATTTTTAAAGATGACTTTTGGTGGTGGAACAAACACCGCACAAGATGCTCTTAACCAATTTACAACGTTAGGGGTTCCTTTAAATCTACAATTATATCAAAACAATTTATCGTTAGGTTCAGCACTAAAGGCTAATACAACTTTATTCATTCAATATAGAACGGGTGGAGGACTATCAACAAACTTAGGAACTAATGTGATCAACCAAGTTGGAACCGTTTCATTTTTCGTGAATGGCCCATCGGAAGGTACAAACCAACAAGTTGTTGGATCTTTAAGATGTAATAACGTAACAGCGGCTATCGGTGGAGCTGGACAACCAACAGTTGAAGAAGCAAGAAATTATGTATCATTCAACTTCGCATCACAAAATAGAGCGGTAACAGTAAATGACTATGAAGCTCTTGTTAGAAAAATGCCATCACAATTCGGAGCACCTGCAAAAGTTGCTATCACGGAAAACAACAATAAGGTATTAGTTCAGATTTTATCTTATGACACTTCAGGTAAATTAACATCTATTGTGTCGAATACATTGAAACAAAACTTAGCGAATTATCTATCGAATTATAGAATGTTGAATGACTATATCTCAATTGAAACTGCTGAAGTTATTGATATTAGTATTGATATTGCGGTTGTGTTAGATGCAACTCAAAACCAAGGACAAGTTATTTCAAATATAGTTAATAAGATATCAACTTTCATGGACCCACAAATTAGACAGTTAGGACAAAATATTTACTTAGCACAACTTAATAGTTTGATTCAAGATGAGAATGGTGTAATTACCGTTGCTGGACTTCAAATTTTTAATGAGGTTGGAGGTCAATACTCATCAGCTCAAACATCGATGCCATATGCTGATGAAGAATCAAGACAGATAAGACCTGTTGATGATACCATATTTGCTCAACCAAGTCAGGTGTATCAAATTAGATATCCACAGAAGGATATTAGAGTAAGAGTCAAGAACTTCCAAAACGTTTCGTTTACTTAAGTTTATTTAATCAACCATTAGGTTATCATTGATTAATACGCCATTTCTTTTCCTTAGAAAATGGGGGTTAAACTATTTATCAAAAAAAGGCATTAATGGGTAATTCCTACAGAATACGAACCGAACCAGGTTCAGACCAAATTATTAACGTACAAATCGATCAAGAATTTGATTTCTTGGAAATACTTTCTTTGAAGATTCAAAGTGATGACATCTATACAAGAAACTGTGCGGATTATGGAGTTGTTGTTGGACGTGTTACGGCAAATGGTGGATTCGGATTACCTAATGTTAGAGTTTCAGTCTTTGTTCCGATAGCACAAGAAGATCAAAACAATGAAATTGTTAGTGTCCTTTATCCTTATAAATCACCAACAGATAAGAACGAAGATGGGTATAGATATAATCTATTACCGTATGAGAAATCTTATTCTTCCCACGTACCGACAGGTACATTTCCATCAAGAAGTGATGCGTTAGCTAACCCAACAGTCATTCAAGTTTACGACAAGTATTACAAGTATACGGTAAAGACTAATGATAGTGGTGATTATATGATTATGGGAGTTCCGTTAGGGAACCAAACTGTTGTAATGGATGCTGACCTTTCAGATATTGGTGAGTTCAGCCTTACCCCACAAGATTTGATTAGAATGGGGTTAGCAACTGAGAATCAATTTAATGGTAACGGATTTAAAGCTTCAGCTGATTTAAATTCCTTACCTCAAATTATAAATTTACAAGCGAATATAGATGTTTCACCTCTTTGGGGACAACCTGAGGTATGTCAAATTGCCATCAATAGAGTCGATTTTGATTTGAGAGACGATGCAAATATTGATATTCAACCAACAGCGGTTTTTATGGGTTCAGTAGTTTCAGCGACAGACTCAAGAGTATTAAGAAAAAACTGTAGACCGGCAACTGAAGCTGGTAATTTATGTGATTTAGTTTCAGGACCGGGAGAAATATTATGTATTAGACAAACTGTAGGTCAAGATAGTACAGGAAAACCAGTACTAGAGGAATATGAATTTGACGGTGGCGCGAAAGTAATTGATGGTGACGGAACGTGGTTAACAGATGTTCCAATGAATTTAGATTACATAATAACAAATGAGTTTGGAGAGAGAACAATCTCATTAGACCCAAGTGTTGGAGTACCGACTAAGGGTAAATACAGGTTCAAGGTTAAGTGGGAACAATCTGCAGATTTAGGTGAACAAGTTAAAAGAGCAAACTACTTGGTTCCAAATATTAAAGAATATGGATGGAATAGTCCTGCGGTAGATCCATATGGGGCTTTTCCAACAGGGTCAACACAATATCAAGCAGTACAAAAGTCATATGCGTTTTCTTTAGATTGGAATGATTATGTTAATCCGCAAGCTGCTATCAATTGCGAAGATACTTTTTATGAGTTCGGATATAATAGAGTTTATACGGTGTCTCAGTTTTTAGATGGATACCACAAAGGAACGAATAGAGGTAGATTTATTGGAATAAAACAAATTTTAGAAAATACTTGTGATTCAACTAGTAATAAGTTCCCAACTAACGACGGTGTAAAAAACTTTGATTTAATTTTTATTATATTTAATTTCTTCTTTAGTTTTATAACACTTCTATTAATACCATTAATGGTTGTTGTTCACTTGTTGGCATTTTTATGGCCAATCTTAAAGGCGTTAATAACTTTTGTTTATGGAGTCTTAGCTTGGTTTGTTTATGTTATTTGTAAAGTTGTTGATGCGATTCCATTTGTAAGTCTTAGTTGTAATAAACCACCATCTTTTAAAGATATTTTTAATTCTTTAGGTGACCCATTCAAAAATATTTCGTTACCAACAATAACGTACCCTGATTGTGAGTTATGTTCTTGTTCTTCAGACTCATTGGAAACAAATCCAAATGTAGCCGACTTTGCAGCAGAATCCTTGAGAACAACGTCATTGACTCTTTTAGCTGACACACCAAATCCAGTTAGTTATTCTAATGTATTTGAAGATACTTATGCGGTTAATGATCCATGGTTTGAGAATTTAACTATCACAACACAACCATGGGGAACAGACGTAGCTCGAACACAAATTTCAATGCAAACGGTTGGATTTGCAAATATAGCAAAGCAAACTGATTACCAAAGATTAATGGCAGGAAACAATAAAGTATTTGCAGGACAAAGAACACCAGCGGCAATATGGATTGGTCCTCCTGTTGCGGGATTCGATCTAACGATAACTGAAAGAATGAATTTGTTTAATTACAAACACCAATATTTTAATCGATTTGGAGGATATAACCAAGTTAAAACTTATGTTGCTTCAGACATTACTGCCAATAACGGAGCGTTTCACTATGATAATACCATAACATTATTGTGTGATGCTGACACATTAGATAATTTTCTTACAGGTAGAGTATTGGCATTCCAAAGCCCGGCTAATTCATTAGATCCAAATACCGATAAGGCTGAATCAAATTTTTCAGGTTTTACATCTTCAACAGGATACTCTAAGAATTTAAAGTCGATTACTGTAAACTATGCTAACCCTGATAATTCGGATCAAAATTTAACACAACAATATATTGTAAATCAAACACCCGACGCAGTTCAAAACTGTTGGGTGGGATCAGTTACCGCTTTAACGGGAAATAATTGGTATTATTACGATTGTGGTGGAACATATTACTCAGGTGATACACCACAATCTGGTACAATATGTGTTAATGATTTTTATCCGAATCAAGGGATTGCGGTTACAAACGTAAAGTGTCAAGAACCATTGAATTTACAGTATACTAAAGTTAAATCTGATATAGAGTATTTTCAGGTTATTACTGCTATGACCTATTCTACTTTCTCCAACTTGAATCCACCAACATATAGTGGACAAAAAAGTTTGAAAGAAAGATATATTGATAATTACAATTTGTATTGGAAAGAGAGTGAGGGAAAAGACGGATGGTTCGGTGGAAAATACTTACAATGGAGTCCTGATTATTCTACAAGACCATTCTTTGCAATACCTGATCAAACAGAGTTGGTTGTTGTTATTTTACAAAGAGGTGTTGACCCAAACACAACGAGACAAACTACAACTGTTGACATAAGTAGATTATGTGGACAACCATATGGTACAGTACAAGTAACTTCAAAATACAAATTGAACGTACCTATTCAGTCTGGTTTAGTTTTACCTAGACACAATCAATTTACAACTAATGAGGATAATCCGAATAACCCAATTTATTTTGAATCATTTATATTTGAACCGGGAGAGAATTATTCTGGGTATACAACAAACATGCCATCATATTATTCATCTTTAGATTCAACATCTATCGGATTCCAAATTGATCCTAAAGGTTCGACTACAATCCTTACAAATAATAAAATTGCAATTAACAGTGGATTTGGTGGACCTTATGTTAAAGCCAACACATCTATAAATGTTTTTGCAACAAATGTTTATATGAACGTGTCAATTCAACCTACATATCTTTCACCGAGATTAGTAGGTGCTAATCCATGGTATCAAATAATGGCAAAATATTACGACTTATGTGGAGGTAAAAAATTCTTAGGTTATTGGAATGATGAATACGTTGAAGGAGGTGCTTACTTTTTTGCTTCAATTGGAGGAAGTCTTGAAGATGGAAGACCGTCACTTAGATATGACAGATTTATGTATTTTTCACCAGCATATTCTACCGGAAATACAATGACAATGGTTGATAAGACAAATAAGATTGTCATGAGAACGGATAGACTTCCAACATCCACATCTAGAACTGGAAATCTTAAAAATACATATTTGTTACATCAGAATACAAATATGAGTTTTTATTTTATTAGTGATGAAGGTGCTGTTGAATCATATGAGAATTTATTATCTGATTTTTTAATTAATGGAACTGCGGAAGATTTTGGTAATGAGTTTGAAGATCAATTAACGTCGACTTTTAGTTGTCAAGGATTGGTTCCATATAATTGTTATTCAGGAAATTCAGAAAACTTTGGGGTTAAACCTACGACAGATAAGTGTTATACTAAAGTAAGTATTAAAGGAGGTTGTTATGTTTTCGTAAAGAATCCAATCATATCTCTTCCAAAAGATTTTAAACAGCTAAGTGAATACAAGGCAAGAACTAGAATTAACTTTGCTGCGTGTAGAAATGTTTTTGGACATTCATTTTCAAATAACTGGATAAATGGAAGTTTGTATCATTTTCCATTCAGAAATTTGAGATTTTTCAAGTCACCACTTGACCCGGTAGATCCAAACGGACCATACAATGAATTTTGTAAAGATACTATTTTATTACACGAGAAAACTAACAATTTCTATTATAGATCGTCTCCGTATAATGGAACTTCTTTTATTGGTAAACAACATTCAACAGCAAGACAAAGACGAAATGAAAAAGAAATTTTGTTTCCAACCACAGTAATGGATATGGGTCCAAGAGACTCGTTTACTCAGGAAGTAAGTTTGAATTCTGATTTTTATGGGTATAATGTTAACAAGATACCTACAACAACTTTCCAAGATCCCTCGGACCTTTTAAATTTGTTTATAGTGTCAAGACAACTTAATTCAACGTTTTTACAAAAATTAATTGGACTTGGTGATGGATCAGTTAATGCTTTCTTTACTAGACCTAAAGAAAAATTTGATGGTGATTATGCTCAAATGATATCAATTAACTCTGAATTAGGGGTTCAACAATTTAACTTTGAAGCCTACACTGCTCAATCTGGAGCTTCAACAAACAATCCATTCTTCCTTGGATCGGATAGATCTGGAGAACCGGTTATTGGGGTGTTCTTTTCATCAGACACACAAACAAGAGATTTAGTATCTCCGAGAAGAATTATAAGAAATGATCAACTTCCATATAATGCCGCGGTATATGATTACTTACCTATAAAAACACAACAAATACCGTTTTATAGTTGGACAACAAGAGATAGTAATACTTTGTTCGGTACTCAATATAATGATTGGAGAACATCAGCAATCAAATCTAATTTATATCAGAAGTTTAATAGAACTGAAGTAACTTCAAATTACTTTATGGGGGAAAACCCTAAGGCTGATTTTATGAAAGGGTATATCTATAATAGAAGTAATGTTCTTTATCAACCAGGAACAACGGCAGAGGCATATCAATTCGAAGGAGATAAAAATACATCAGATTCACCTAGTTATGATCCTGTGAATATAAGTACATATTTTACAGTTGGTTTACCATATCAATTCTATTTTGGGTTAGGTAAAGGTAAAAGTGCCATGAACAGATTTGTAAAAAAATATGTTAACGAATAATGAACGGAACAACAATTATACCAAGTAATTTAAGATTTAAATCAGCACCATCAGTTGATCAACAAGTGCCTGTATCTGTTGATAGTAAATCTAATGAAATAACTGAATATGATAGAATCGCTTCGGTCAATCTTGCAGTTCAATTTGATAAAGAAAGGCAAGAGTCTACTACATTTAGACCAACATTTAAAGTTAGTCCGATTTATAATAATGCGTTTACAGGTACAACAGAATATATTCCATTTCTTAATCATTTATATTATGCGGACGCTGAAAGATCAGTTGTTAGTGGTTTATGGAAAGGATTTCCTCAGTATTATGAGTATGAATTTTATAGACCAAACATTACAGACCAACACTTAAGTTATGTTAGTAAAAGCGCATATACGTATAATTGGTCATATTACTTAACGTATCCGTTTGAAAATAATTATACACAGCCAATGTATTGGACTAATGGGTCTGATGAAATAAATTGGGAGGCTAAAGACGGAATTCCTTTTGTTGTTAAAAATTTAAAATTCGACGGTACAAAGTATATTTCGTTTGAATGTATTTCTGAACACAATTTGTTACCTGGTGAGTATGTCCAACTTAATTTTTCCTATGGAACTCAAACAGTTTTCCAAGTTAATAGTTTAGGTAATGGTACTTTCGGATCGGACTTATACGTGTTCAACTTATACAATATTGGATATACAGGTAACACCTTTACAAACAATAAAGTTGGAACGTTCAAAAAAATTATTGATGTCACTAATTCGGCAGAGACGATGTCAAGTTATTACGTTAAAACACATAAAGTTTTAACTGACGTTAATGATTTAGTCGTTACCAAAGCTGGGTTTGAAGAGGTTCCATTTTCTAATAATAAAAAGTTTGAATTCTCATCCTTAACGCCAAATAACATTTCGAGGATATCACAAAAAAATGCATCAACAACTTATACTTTTACAACCAATTATGACTTGGATATCAATAATATATTGGATAATCAAAAGAGACCTTTGAATGAGATATTCTTAACGATCATTAATAAAGGATATTCGGGATACTTCAACAAACCTTTCCAAGGGGTCGGAACTAAACAAGGTTGGCAATTCAATATTTTATCGTTGAATAATAAATATTGGGAGGATAACAATATTAAATCCAATTCAAATATACCTGTTAGTTCTTATACTCAAACGAGTGGTAGTACTGAACAATTTTATTATAATTTGGATTATAAGTCCGGTGATACGATATCTGGTGATTTTTGTGAGTGGAATAATTTCACACAGAAAGAAAGAATTATTTCACCTTACTATCAAAAGATAAGATACAATCAAGACATATTTAAAAGTTCAAATACTCCTACAAATAACCCAAGTGGGTATTATTATCAGCCACATATTGGTATGGTGATAAGAGTTTTCTCAAGTTACATTGAAACTGGTCAATTGGTTAATGTGGATAATGTTCCATCTTGGGCATATTACTCAAACAATTATAAACAATTCATGTGGAGAGATCTTTATTCCTATGGATTTGTTGATGAAAACTTAAATGGTGTTGATTATCCGTTCTTGAACTTTTCACATTATCCTTATATTAATGGGTTCTTTAGACTTATTCCTGACGGTGATATTGAAGCCGGAGTGGAAGGACCAAAATTTGGTCCACTGAGTGGGTTCAGTATAAACACAGGTACAGTAGTAGTTAAACCAATAGTAGATGAGTGTGAGTAAACAAATATTATTTTCAGGGTTCACTAATAATCGAATTAATATACCAATCAATTTAGATTGGGAGTATTTGGATGTTGATTCTGAAATAAAAGAATATGAAAACAGTATTCTTAATGAGTTAATAACAACTGATAAAGATTTTGAGGTTAATAGGTTTTTTCATGCTGACTATGATAATAAATCTGAAATTAATTATGAGTTTTATTTTTATGAAGGAGGTTCATTATCTAATTCATCCAATTGGAAAATAGATTATAGAGCACAAGGATTTACAACACAAGAAGTATATTATTATGCTAACTCTTTCAGAAATTCGTTTTTTAAATTGGATCTTTATGATAGTCCTATTGAATCAGAACAAGAAAATTACATAACAATCATATTACCAACTCAACAAGGTTTGAGAATGGCAACAAAAATGCAGAACACAGACGTTCAAATTAGAAAGCCACAATTCATTCTTGATTACGTTGGAGACAAAGAAGGGTTTTTTATTTATTGGTTAAAGAAAAGAAACTTTTTGGATATCAGTACCTTCTACATGACCGCAAAATTCTTTGACGGAAAAACAGGACAATTCGTTAGAATGATGAATCGACCACAATCGACAATACAAGGTAATAAATTTGTATTTTCAAGTTCAGACTATTTCTATTATAGGGTTGATATGGATTATTTAACACATTCTTACAAGGTGTATGATATAATTAATCCTAACGATAGAGTTGGGGGGACAGTTCCCATAAAATGGTACGAATATATTAACCCATAATGGCAGCAGATTATTCATATAAGATATCTCCTGAAGTAATTCAAGGAGACCTATTTACGGTTTATTATTCAGGAACACCTGTGGGTGTTTATTCTGCGATGACCCAAGTTTTATCGGGAAATACTGGCGGAACATCTCTTTTAACTGGATTAACAATTCCAATACTAATCACCGAGTCAGCTTTGGATTGTGGATACTATTCTCCATTTGACGGAGCAGTTATACAAAAAGATGTTGTAACTAATTTTATCTTCTCAGCAAGTACTGCGGATACCTACACCTATTACGTTTATAATACGTCTGATGAATTCAAGAAGTTCCTCGAACTGTCTACATATACGATTGATTGGGGAGATGGATCACCTGTTAACTCCTTTAATCAATTAACGCCAGCATCAATATCACATAGATATCCTGTAACGGTAAGTGCCTATACAATTACATTAACACAAACAAATCCTTGGGGTACAAATAAGGTTCAAAAAGAAATTGTCACACCTTATGCCTTGGCGACAATAACTAATCCTAACGGAACTGCGTATTTCACACCGAACACAGGTAGTTGGTCTGCTACACCAGTTAGTTATGATTTTATATTTTCAGGTGATGCAGAAAATAATGTTCAAGATCAAATATCTTCTGGCTATGTTACAGTGCCCTATACTGTTTCAGGACTGACACAGTCAAGATTGAATGAGTTAGCACAATACGGACCACAAAAGTTCATTGTTGGTGCTCCTGTTATTAAGAACAACGAAGTATTTGGTGTTATTAATGACATATCACCAATATACACAGCGTATACTATTTCAAACATGGACTATTATGACTACAATAATGGAGAGACACTTTATTTTGTTGGCAGTTCTGGATTTACTGAGGAGAACACAACTGCGGTTCCGATCACAAAAAATTCTGCATTACAGAAGAGCGTTTTTCAAGCTGAAATTGTAACAAATTTATACATTGAAAGAGGTAAAAATTCTGCATACGAAAGAATTCAAAGATTGGGAGAGGTGGATAATGTAGGAGACCTAATAAATTATGGTTACGGATTTTTTAATGTTGAAACCAAATAAAGAGATAAACTATTTATAGAAAATAAATTAACACATGGCTATAGCATCATACGGTACAATCAGACCAGCTGACGTTTCACCTGACGATATGGAGATCATATTGAACTACACTCCGTCAAGAGACGTTACAAACAATTTTGTACTTAGAAAATTGGACGCTAAAACATTACTAAGACCATATTTCAGTAATCAAGATATTGGAGGATCACCCGTTGAAATCTTGGGTGGGTTATACAATCTTACATTGCCGGCAACAGAGTTTAATGCTCTTGGAATTTACACAATGTTGATTAGACCTGCACAAATCAGAACTGCAATCATTGATTGTGGTGTTTTAAGTGCATTACCTAACGTAAGAGGAATAATATTGGATTTAACATTAATCCCTCAAGAATATCGAAATAAATTCACGCCACAAGGATTAGTTGGATTCAGAATAGAATATTTGAATAACGATGGAACTAAAGTTCCAAACTTTTTCAGAATTGTAACATCAAATTTCTTTTGTGAACCTGTTGTTACAAACCAAGTCAATACCCAACAAAAATCTATTCGATACAGATATGTTGATAGTAATTCAAACTTAATGTTTTTAACGTTATCACCATCATCTTCACCAACAACTAAACCAAATGCAACACCATATATTGGTCAACCAGACCAAGATATTATCTTATCAAACACTTTCTTCAATCCGTTAACGATTGATATTGAAATGGTTGAATATGATGTATCATCACTTGCGATAGCTCTTTACGGTAATCAGACTAAGTCTATTGATGACGGTATCTACACTATCTACGACTCGGATAATAACATATACAGACAGTACAACCTGTTTGAAATTAGAGATCAGTTTAATGACCTTCTGTATGAAGTTAGACAGAATAGAGGTGATAATATCGATTTCAGTAAAAACTTTAACACGATTATTAGCTAATGGCAGCAGTAGAAAAATATTTTTACCCACCAAGACCAGGATCTGGAGCGAATACCTTTTCAGATAACATCGTAGGTTTACAACTTACTGATGGAGGAGGTCTTACGCAAGGTAATTTTGAGTTTACAACAGCTATAACCGAAAAGGTTAACAGAAACTTTAACATTGGAGCATTCTCTGCACCAATAAGCTTGGAGGACATGGATGTTGATCAAATTGTTCAAAGTAGAATTATTTTTGCAAAGGAGTTTAGAGTTTATCCAAATTTAGATTTGAGTGAAGTTAGTAATTTCTCAATGTATGGGTCACTTACCAAAAGATTAGAAGTTTCGATAACAAGAATAATTAATCAATTCCCTGCCGCGATAGATGTTAGATATGTAAACTTACAATCTACAACTGGATTCACTGCTGAGAATATTTTGTATGATAGTATTAACAATGAAACGTATTTTACAGTTAATGTTGAAAGATTGGTAAACCCGTTTGATATTGATTACTCAATATCTGCAGCAACAAACATAATTGCTAGAGAAATTGTTACATCTCCGTTGAGAAATATGAACCAAACTTATTTGGATTATTGTATTGCGGTTTTAGATGCAAATAATGAACCTGACATTTATAAAGTTAACTCATTCACTCCATCCCCAAGTTTATCTTCAGGAGAAATACAATTTTTCGTATCAGGAGCTCCGTTTGGAACTTCAGCTAATACTGTTTCAAGTAACTATCAAATTAGACCTAATGACTTGGTTGTTGATCAAGTTTTTGCGGAAGTGTTCGATGAGGTTGAGAAGTTTTTATTAAATAGATTAGTTGAACCACCTTATACGGCAGTTTTTCAAATACCATCTGAAAATGAAAATGGTCAATTCACAACAAGCATAAGTACGGTTACATGGCCGTTGGACGGACCATGGAATTTAGATATTAGAACTCCATCATTTGATTTATATCTTGAACAAATTAATAAGATTGCGATTGATTTCGACATATACAAAACAGATTTATTATCAAGATTTTTAACCCAAGAGTCATTTAAAGAATTTGATACGAGAGATAGAAAAGTTGAGAAGATATTACAAATTTATGGTAGAAGTTTCGATGAGATAAAGAAGTTTATTGATGGTATGGCAAACATGACATCAGTAAATTATAATATAGGTAATAATGATATCCCTTCATTATTATTAAAGAACTTAGCTGATACATTAGGGTGGGAACCAAACATATCACCAATTACAAATGAAAACTTTTTGGATTCAATTTTTGGTGATACAAATGCACCAACCTTTCCGGGTTATGCGAGAGGACTAACGCCAACTGAATTAAATTATCAATATTATAGAAACTTAATATTAAATGCGGGATATCTTTTCAGATCAAAGGGTACAAGAAGATCCGTTGAGTTTTTGTTAAGATTGGTTGGAGCTCCTGATTCAGTTATTGAGTTTAATGAGAATATCTATCTTGCGGATCAGAAGATTAATATGGATCAGTTCACAACGCAATTTGCTAGAATCTCTGGTGGAACCTATGCGGATGATGTACCGGGATTATCTCCAACAAATGTTTATAGAATACAAGGTCAAACTTTTACAGGATTTACGTCAACAACATTTTATGAAAACGTTACTTTAGAAGAGGCGGATTATCCTGTTGATATTGAAGGATACCCAAAGGCTCCAATACCAACTGAAGACTTCTTCTTTCAAAAAGGTGCTGGATGGTATCAACAAACGCCACAACATAGAAGTCCTGCATTACCTGTTAATATTGCGACTTTTACAGGATCTAACCCTGATGTTCAAACAAATTTAGAACCTTTCACATACGGCCAAATTTATCTCGAAAGATTTAGAGACTTTCCATATATGACTGAGGGATTCAAATTACAAAAAACAATAGATAATAAAAAATCTTGGGTTTCCAATGACGAGGATTTAAGAATTGCCACAGATGCGGGGTATGAATCGTATTATTATTTAGATAGTGAAAAATTAGTATTGAACGTTAAAAACGTGGATTTGTTTCTTAATCCTGGTCAAGGATTAACATACGATGTTTGGTATCAATCAAGAAGTTATGACTACCCAATACCTGAAACAGGTATGACTAGTCCATATCCAACGATAGGTGGAGTAGATTGGACATTTATTAATCCAGAACCAAAGAAAAAAACTTTCTTTGAATTTGCTCAAACATTTTGGCAAAACACAATTAATGTTAGAAACAGAATGTATATCACAGACGGACATACCGGAGGATATCCAACTCTTTCATCAATATTTTGGAAATATCTCGAACAAGAACAAACAATTGGAATACCAAACAACCAATACACTTACCAAAAGTTAATTGACTATGTAGAAGGACTTGGTCCTTATTGGATGAAGTTAGTAGAACAGATGATTCCGGCCACAACAATATGGAATTCAGGTACAAGATTTGAAAATTCTATTTTTCAAAAACAAAAGTTCGTTTATAGAAGACAAAGAGGTTGTCAGTTTGTGGCAGTACCTGCAGATGCATGTTATATTATCGGGAATGTATTCAACTACGATTGTTCAACAGAGTTTGTTGAATTCGCTGTGTTCCCATGGTTAAATGGTGACTCGACAGTGTCTAACTTCAACGGAATCCTTTCAAATAGAATACAAAACTTCTTAAGTGAAAGTGGACTTACTTTAAATGATTGTATTACGAGTACATTACAAACACAGTGGGTTGTTGAAATGAAAATAGGTGACGAGTATTTAATTTATGAACCATTCTATACTGGTAATGGTCTAAATGATGTACCATCAAGAAGTATGTGGAAGAACGCTGTTGGGGAGTATTTGGATAATCTATATGATTATGGGTTGAATTACTTCGTTAACGGTAATATATTGAATGTAACGAATATGGATTGCGTACCAAAGAATTTGAATAGTACCCTGAGCTTAAATGTGGGGATAAACATTAGTATAAGTTGCGATAGTGGCATCATTTAATTATAACATTAATTTAACAGGAGACTGTCAGAACAATGGATCTGGAGCAATCCAAGTTGGATTTTCTGGTGGAACTCCACCATATACCATTGCGTGGGCTCCTCCAATAAATCAAACATCTGTTTTGATTTATGACTTCGATCCACTTAATCCAACAACTACATATGAAACTTATTCTTTTGTTAGTGGACTCTCTGCTGCAACCTACTCTTTTAGAGTTAATGACTCAACGGTACCAACTAACTTAGAATATGACGTTAACGTTCCAGTATCTTCAGGTAATTGTACGAGTATTCTTGATGTATCTGCAACAACTTGTAATACTGATAGTGGTAGTGTTACTGCAGATGCAAGTAGTGATTTTAGTGAGACAGGATATTATTTGTATACATCAAATAATGAACTATTACAATCTGGTTTGACAGGTTTGGGTTTATTTACCTTTCAAAATCTTTCTGCTGGTACCTATTTTGTGACTAGTGTTGATTATGGTGGGTGTACAGGAACAAGTTCTACTTTTATTGTGAACAATTCAGTTGTGGTGAATTTCGGATTTTATCCTGTAGATGATACACAATGTGGACAAGCCTCTGGTAAAATTATAGTTACAGGACAAACAGGTGTACAACCTTTTACCTATCAATGGAATGACGGTTCAACAGGAAGTACCTTATCAGGTCTAACTGCCGGAACTTATTCGGTTAAAGTAACAGATGCAACAGGATGTTTTACAATTAAAGAACAAACAATTGGTCAAATAGACCCTGTTGGGTTAGGTGCATTTACAATTGACACTATTCCGACTTGTTTAAATACGGACGGAGTCTTGACAATGACAATTACAGGTGGAACAGGTCCATACTATTATTCAGCCTCAACAGGAGCAATTGACGTTAGTTATTCTCAAAGTTTTACTTTAAATGGAATACCTGCAGGATCTTATAATTTCTCAGTAACTGACGCAGCTCTCTGTAAATTTACTACGGGTGTTGATGTTGCCACCGAAAATGGAATTTCAGACATTATTTTGGAGGTTAATCCTTCTTTCTGTAGTAATGCTGACGGATCGATATTGGTGACCGCCTTGGGAGGTACATCACCATTTACATATACTTTAGTTTATCCTGACTCCTCAACATTTTCAATAACATCAAATGCCGCGTCATATACGTTTTCTGAATTATCGGGTGGAACGTATACTGTTATATTAGAAGACTCCTCAGGATGTTATTTTTTAAGTGAAAGTGCGATACTTTCACAAAATAGTTTTACAATAACCGCCACAACAACGGGAACAACATGTGCAGCTAATAATGGAACCATTGTTGTTGAAAAATCAGTCGGTGGAACTTCACCATTTGATTATTCTTTAGACGGAATTCAGAATGTAATTGATACAACTGCAAGTGCGGTCACGTTTTCTAACGTAAGTGCAGGTCAGCATACGATATCTGTTACCGACGCCTCAGGATGTACTCAAACACAACAAGTTACCATAACACCAAGCACACCATTAATTTACAATTTATACTCAACTTCGTGTGGACAAGGATCTGAAGGAACAATAACTGCATTCATATCTGATGGAATTCCTCCATTTACATATGATTGGTCAGATAATGTTGATTCAAACCCACAACAAATCAAAGTTACGGGTTTAACTGCCGGTACTTACTCTTTAACTGTTTTAGATTCAAGCGGATGTTCTCAAACAAGAACAACAATTATTGACTGTGATAAAACATATGTGTCATATCAATCTTATGTAATGGGGGCGGAACAATTTAATTTAGTGTCTCCAACAAAGAGAGGAATTTTACAAATGTTGAATGAAGGATTTGATGATTTAACCACAGGAAATACAAATTGTGATCTTGTTACTACAGAATTTTATGCGAAAGTACAAGTTCAACCAATTGGAGTTGTTTTAGAACAATTATTTTTCACAGGAACAAGTTTAATTCAACCACCATCCGATAGTTTGTGGTATTCTACAATAGAATCTATGTTAGAAAGTATCTATGGAATAGGAAATGTAACTGTAAATCAGTTAACAAACGAAATAACCATAGAAACAGATAGAAGTGAAACATCACTTAATGGTCAAGAAGTAATTATCGAACTAATTATAGTATACGATATTATGTGCTTGACATGACAAGAATAGAAATTTCAGCAGTTACGGGGGGAACATATCCCATTAATGTTTATGTCTCTGATTATTACGGTAATTACGAGACATTAATCTATACTATTACTTCAGGTAATACGATACCTCCTGCAACAGGTGCTACATTATCTTCAACTTTTGCAACCGCTCCTGCCATTTTACTTAAAATGGTTGACGCTAATGGTTGTGAAAAAATTGAATTATTAGAATGTAGATTTGGATGTTCTTTCTTAATAACAATACAAGAAGGTTCTTGCGTTACGGATATTACCATCCAAAGCTCAAGTTGTGACGTTGGAGGATTAGCGATTGTTGAGGCAAGTTGTGTGACAACATTAGCAGTTACAGACCCAACATGTGACTATAATTTGGTTCTTGGAGGACCATCGTGTACAACTAATTTGGTCGTAATATAAAAATTTTGGAATATCATAAAATAAATCGGTAAAAAAAGGTATTTATTAAAAAAATCTTGAATGGCCCTTTACTCTATATTCGTTGTTAATACTGCACCCGGTTGTGACAATATAATTGAACAACAGCTTACTGTTTCAGGATGTACAAGTTACATCATTCGTTTGGCGTCAAACTCAAACGCATTAGGACCATTTGATATCTATCTAGATTCAATTTTACCAGCAAATATTTTATACTCAGCAGTTACGAGATATGATATGTTTAATGGGGTTGTTGTTGAATTTGAATGTACTCTAACACCAACACCATCTAATACTCCTACACCAACACCAACAGTTACAACAGGATTAACGCCAACACCAACAGAAACTCCTGCAACAACACCAACAGGAACACCAACACCTTCAGTTACTTCACCGGTTACTCCAACACAAACTCAAACGCAAACAGAGACACCAACTCAAACACCAACTCAAACTCAAACTCCTTCTAACACACCAACAGGAACGCCAGCGACTTCATCAACTCCAACAAATACTCCAACTGAAACTCAGACTCAGACACCAACAACAACTACTACTTTAACTGCTACACCTACTGAGACAACAACTCAAACACCAACACAAACTCAAACTCCTACAACTACAACAACATTAACTGCGACTGCAACAGAAACTCCAACTCAGACACAAACTCCAACTCAGACACAAACTCAAACTCCTACAACTACAACAACATTAACAGCTACAGAAACTCCAACTCCAACTGCTACAGAAACTCAAACTCCTACAACTACAACAACATTAACTGCAACTGAAACTTCAACTCCAACTGCTACAGAAACTCCAACTCAAACACCTACTCAGACAGAAACTCCAACACAAACTCCAACAACTACAACAACATTAACTGCAACTGAAACTCCAACTCCAACCGAGACTCCAACACAAACGCCAACAACTACAACAACATTAACTGCAACTGAAACTCCAACTCCAACCGAGACTCCAACTCAAACTCAAACGCCAACAACTACAACAACGTT